CGCGCCAGCAGTGTGGCGTCTGAGCTATTGGCAGTGGCGCCGGTGGCCACCCCGTCCAGCTTGGTTTTATCCGCGCCCGTCATGAACCCCGCGGCACCACCGGCCACCGCATTGGCATGCGCGGCGCCACCAGACCCCACGTGACTTGCAGGTGGAACCTGAAACACCGATTGGAACTCAGCGATCTGTGGCGCTGTCGGTGCGCCTCCGTTGACTGTTACGGCCATTGGCTACCTCAAGAGAAAACGATTGGTGATGAATCGACAAGAATCTGAGAACCGTCAACCAGAAGATCACCAGTAGAAGCGGTGACATCTACGCTTGACTTGTCAAGCACTCGACGGATCACCCTGCGAACGACTGATCTGAATGACTTGCGCAGCATGGTCAGTCCCGATCCACGCCAACACCCTGCTCACACACTGAGCGGCGCACCCGATAGACACCAACCGCATCAATAACGCGGGAAATGTCCCCGCTATTCAATCGGTGCAGTTCTGTGTAGCCCCCATCACTCCCTTTGATTTCGATACTCACTGTGCATGGTGGAACAGCAGGCGGTGCGTTTCCGCGCAAGTGGATGTGCGCTGATTCGCCAGCGGCAAGCGTGATATCCGCTGAGCTTGCAGGAGCAGTTCCGATAGCGAGAAGTTCGGTTGCCATGTCTATTCCTTGATTACTTGGGTTTCGATACGGTTACGCTGGCCTGCAACTGCACGCCAAGCATGGCCTCCGCGCGCTGCAGGTAGCCACTGGCCAGCGCGATGTTGTTGATGCCTTCGAGGTCGGTCATGTAGGCGTAATAGAGCGTGACCATCAGTAGGGTGTTGGCCCACTGATCGGTCAGGCTGATGTCGCCGGTCACAGTGGAAGACTCCAGGCCCGGGGCTGCGGGTTCTGGAATGTCCACCGGGTAGGCGCTGTATTCCATGTCCACAAGAGCGCCGGCTGTTGCGGGCGGGTAGACGTGATACTGGCGCGGAGTAGTCGGGTCGTGCATGAAGTGCACGGTTTCGCCAGCGGTCTTGCTGCGCCAGTTTCGTTCGAGCGCATCGAGCAGACCCAGGTCCACCTTGGTGATGCGCGAACGCAGGCCGGACGCATTGGCTGGGATGTCGATGAGCACTGAGGCCACATCAGGCAAGGTTTGGCGCGGCCCGGCCACAAGTGCAACCTGGCTGACGGCTGCAGTCGTGTCCTGGCGGGCGAACTGAATATCTCGCTGCGCCATGTTGAGCAGCTTGACGAGATCCGATGCCGTAGCGCGCACGCCTTCCTTGTCGAGTAGGGCGCGCTGGGCTTGGTAGATGATCGATTGAGCGGAGGTTGTCATGGTCAGCCCAGGGCTTTCGTGGTCCGGCGCTCGGCGCTTTGGTGCCATGCGGTGTTGGCGGCGAGGTGCACCAGGCGCTCGTACTGCATGCCGTACATGGCGGCAGTCTGCAAGTCCGTCCATTCCTTGCGGGGCTTGGCCATCAGCCGGGCCTTGGTGCCGGATGCGATTGCTTCGGTGAACTCGGCAAAGATCACATCGCCGACACCGGTACCCGTCATGGGCGGGCGCAGGGCCAACTGAAAGACGATCGAATCGCCATCGTTCGGAGTCGGGTAGAACAATCCTTCGCTCGAATTGATGTGCACCAGGGTCTTGTCCTTGATGCGGCCTTGCTTGCCAGACTGCCAAGATGCCGGCAGCGCGTGAGATCCGAGCACCGCGTAGTCTTCACCGGCCACAGAGACGGCGACAGCGGCGACAACCTCGGTCCCGGCGTCTGCATCGAACTCATAGACGTTGCGCGAGCCTGAAGCGGTGAATGGGTCCATCCACTGGCGCCAGGCTTTGGTGCGCGTGCAGAAGTCCCGGGCAGTCTCACGCAATGCCTGATCCAACAATGGGATCGGGCACCCGGTCACATCCGGGAGCACGTAGGGGTGAAAGTCTGCCCAGAGTTTCATTACTCGGCTTCCGTGACGGGGAAGGCTTCAACCAGCTTGGCGCGGATCTTGTCGGCGCCAGAGTTGCCAACAGAGATGCCGGCTTCTTTGGCGAGCTGCTTGAGCGTGTCCTTGTCCAGCGCATCGAGGGCCAGCGGGCCGTTCTCGGTCTTCATGATGAACTCGGCCTTGGGCTGGTCTTCAGCATTGGGCACGTTGCCGGTTTCGTCGGCTTGCGGTGCTTCTGTGATTTGCTCTGGCTCTTTCGCAGGCTCAGGCGCTGGAGCCGGGTCTTGTGCTGGTGCCTGTGCGGGTGCTTTGGCCTCGTCAGCAGCAGCGAACACGTCCGGGTGCTTGAGCATCCGTGCAGCGATGGCCGGGTCAGCGATCTCATGCGAAACACCGGGCGCCCAGGTCACGCCGGTTTCAGACTTGAATGCGTCTTCAAAAGGCTTGCAGCCCACGTATTGCAGCTTCATGCTCGTCTCCAAGAAAAAGGCCACCCCAGCGAACCGGGATGGCCTTTGATCGACTTGCGCCGGGTTTACTTCACGCCAACACAGTTGTAGTCGGCAACAACGGTCGTTTCACCGGCGGCCAGGGCGGCGGCGAGGGTGATGACGATCTTGGCTTCACGCTCGAACTTGATCGGCTTGAAATTCAGCAGGGCAACGCCGGTCGTTCCGATGGCGATGGTGCCGAAGTAAGCAGCCGATCCGGTGAAATCGCCAGCGGTCAGCGGCTGATAGCCAACGGTTGCGCCTGCACTGGTGGCGGTTCCGACAACGCGCAGGTTGGTGACTTCAGCGCCAGCCGGAATGGTGAATTCCAGCGTGTCGGAAGCGGCCAGAGCGCCCGTGTTGACTGCGGAATCGACCATCGTCGCAGCGCAGCCGTCAACGGGCATGAATTTCGGCGCGGTGAACGCCTTGGATTTGACTTGTGCCATGTTTGGCTCCTATGAAAAGTGAATGGGTTGCTTGGACTCAGGGGCCGAAGCCCCTGAAATCACGTTCATACGTTGCGCTTGCGAACCACGCTGTCGATCACGGCCACGCCGAAGTCGGTCACTTCGAGGTCACCGTCAGCGTTCGGCAGAGCCCAGCGCAGCTTGTCCTCGGTGCCCATGATCTCGCCAGCCATTTCGAGGTTTCGCTCGAAGTTGGTGCGGTTCTCCAGCAGCGAGTAGGTTTCCTCGCTCGACTGGTTGGCGCCGGACACAATGGCCAGGGCTTGAGCGCCCATGAACACCGAGCGTGCAACCTGATGGGTTGTGGACAGCCCAGCGGCAACGGTCACGTTGGTTTCCGTACCGGCCAAACGGTTGGCTGCGGTGACGTGCGCCACCGAATCGCCCGCGTCGTGGCGCACGCCGTACTGCATCTTGCGGATCAGCACGCCATTCCAGAGGATCGGGGAACCACTGAACAGCGGGTGACGCGACAGGTTGCCGTACTTGGCGCGTTCCATGGCATCGGCCTTGTACTTGCGCAGGTTGCCGGTGGCGGTCGTGTCGGTTTCGATGGAATCCCACACCAGCGGGTCCACCAACAACACGCCCTTGATGGGGTCGTCACCGGCAGCGGGATCGCCAGGGATCATGATGGGGGCCATCTTCACCGACAACTCGTCCCAGATTGCCGAGAACTCGTCCAAGTGCGACAACAGCATGCGGTCGGTCGTGGCCACGGAAGCCAGCTGCGCGCCGCCTTGCGTCAGCGTCGAGCCATTCACCACCCAATGGCGGTTATAGCTGGGGGCCTTCACAGCATTGACCATCATTTCAGCGAACTCGGGGTCATCGGCCAGAGGCAACACCCAATCGTTGCTGTTCTGCTTGCCGCGCGTACCGGCCAGCAGGGTCAAGCAACGCTGCCAGCGGAATGCAGGCATTGCGCGTGCCAGTTGAGCCAGGGCGTTCAGGCGCATCGAGTGGGCCGTGCGCTGCTGAGTCATCTTTCCACCAGCGGACACAGGCAGGGTTGCCATGTCGAGCGTGATGTCCTTGGTGCTGTACTTGAGAGAAGCGCCCTTGCCTTCGGCGTTCTGGTCGCCCATCACAGGGCGCAGCTTCACAACGTGCGCGCAATCGACTTGCACCACGTCGCCAGGGCCTTTGGACAGGTCATCAACGCGAACCACGGGCATTTCGGTCGTGGACTGCTGCTTGAGCTTGCGCATTGCTGCGTCATGGGTGGGCATCGGGCCGGTGAGGGCCGACAGGGGGGTTGGCTGCTTGACAGCCATGGCGGACAGGGCTTTGGAGAACTGCTTGTTCGCCAGGGCAGAACCGCGTGGGACGGAAGTTTGAGACATAGGAAACTCCTAAATAGGTGTGTTTCCCCGGGTCAAGGCAGCACAGGCAAGCGCGCGAGGATTTCCTCATTACTCATCTGGCTGTAATCGACTGCCGGGGCAGATGCGGGTGAGCCACCACCGAAGTCGCTGATGCCTTTTGGCCCGGAGGTTTGGGCATTGGCCAGCGCGGCGGCGGGATCGGTACGGGCGGGTGCTGCGGGTGCAGCAGGTTTCGGAGCTGGGGCCTGACCGAATGCGCGCTTGGTTCGCTCTGCGGCTTCTTGAAACCGCTCGGTGATGGGCTTGTCCTTCCAGTCGGGATCGAACTGAAGTGCTTTGTCGTACTCAATGGCGCGGGTGAACTTGTCCTGGCTGGCGGGGTCGTGTTGCCAGTCGAGCAGGTCTGGAACCGCGTCGATGATTTCTTGCACTTCTGGTGCGTAGACCACAGGCTCAAACTCTGCGGGTGCTGCCTGCGCCGTGGGGCGCGCTGCGGCGATCCGTGATTCGATCTCCTGCTGCTTGAGGTAGAGCTTGTATTGCGCGGGGAAATCCGTCTTCATGGACTCCAGCTCTTCGGGCGTGAACTCGGCACTCTCAGGCTGGATGCCCTTGGATGCTTGTTCGAGTTGTGCCTTCAGGCGCTCGTTTTCTTGGCGCAATGCCTTTTCAGCACGTCGAGCGGCCCGCAATGCTGCGGTCTTGTCGCCTTGGGGCTGTTGGGCTGGAGGTTCCTGCTCGGTCGGCTTGGCTTCGGGTTCGGCCTTGGCGGCTGGATCCGTGGCCTTGTCGTCCTTCGCAGGCTCTTCCTTGGCTTCAACCGCTGGGGTCGTTGCCTCGTCGGCGGGCGTTTCGGATTCCGTGGGGGCTTGCATCTCACCACCCTCTTCTTCCTTCACGAATTGCGCGACGGTTTCGTTCAGCTCATCCTCGAAAGATTTGGTCTGTTGTTCGCTCACTGGTTGCTCCTACATCGTTTACGGTCGATCACCGAGGCCTTGCGGCCACCGTCCTTGATCCGCAACCGGCGTGTGGACGATTCACACCGGATGGCTTGCCGCGAGATACACACCCAGACAGCGCGGCGGTCTGTTTGGATGGCGCAATGCAAAAAGCCCGCACTAAGGCGGGCTCTCTGCGATTGATGGGGTTGGTCTTAGGCGGCGGCTTCGGCCAGCACCTGGGCCAGAATCTGATCTTCGTTCGCGGCAGGCTGTTGCTGCAGCGAGCTTTCCACTTGGTCGATCTCGGCCAGGGTCTTCTCGACGTTGGCCTGTGGTTCACCGGCTTGGATGCGCTGGGCAATCAGTTCAGCATTCATCAGCGATTGCTTGGCACTGGCCCGGTAGCGCTCGGCGCTGGCTACCTTCTCGTCAAGCGCTGCCTGCGCCATCTGGGCGGCTTGCTGCGCTTGCTGCTGCTGCATTTGCATAGCCTGTTGCTCTGCTTGCTGCATGCCTTCTTTGTCGCTCGGGTCTGGCATGCCGGATGCCTTGCGAAGATCGCTTGCAACCTGTTCGCGGTTGTTGATGCTGGTGCTTTCGATGTAGGCGGGAGCAAGCACCGCGATAGCCTGCGGGTTGTTTCCCAAAGCCTGGATGATCTGCGCGAGTTGCTGTTGCGACTGTTGGCGGTATGCCGGGGTGTTGGGCACTTCGGCCAGCGCGGTCTTGATCGAAGCATCGGCCACCTGATTGATGGGCATGCCTTCTGGCGTCCAGTCGTTGAGAACCACCACGCGGCGGGTTTTGCCTGATCCGATGGCCACCTGACGGCGTTCGCCCTTCAGGTCTTCGATGATGTTGTCCACAGCGATCTCGAACGTGATTCGCCTAGCGTAGGCGTAGTTGTCGTTCATCTCACCCATGGACTGCTCGCCCTGCTCGATCAACAGGCTGTTGGCGATGCCGGAAGAGACTTGAGCGCTGCCCAACTGGTTGGTGTAGCGGCCTGCGGTGTCTTGGATCAACTGCTTGCTGTCGGCCATGATGCCGAACTGCTCGGGCTGCATGTTCAGATCGTTGCGCAGCTTGATCGCGGCATTGCCACGGTTCATGCGGTTCGGGTTAGTGATCGCCACCATGTCCGGTCGCATCGCGTTGGCTGCAATGTCGGCGATGCTGTTGAAGTTGGTATCGAGCGCATCGCTGTCCATCTCCAACTGACGGGCCTTGAGCATCCACTGCACACGCAGGCGGCGCTCGTTGTACTCATCTTGCGGGGCAATCATGCCGTCGATCAATCCATAAGGGCTGGAATCGAAGTCGTCACGGAATGCGAAGAATGGAACGTATGGGAAGTTGCGCTTGCTCGTGCCTTCGTCCAGCAGTCGGTGCGGCCCAGCGTAGAGCGCGCGGCGAACCTGGCTTGTGATGCCCTTGCTCACCCTTACCAAGCCCCGAGAAACCGCCTCGATGTGGCGCGGGTCATTCTGGTCGTATGGCACCTTACGTTCGCCCAGGTGCAGCACAACGGTTTCAGCAGGCACGCGGTACCAGACCTCGTACAGTCTGACCATCTTGCGGGCTGAGTCCAGCCATTCCCACTTCTTCACTGTGCCGCTGAACCGGGTCTCAGCTTCGTAGGCTTGCGCAAAGTCGCTGTCTTCTGGTCGGCCAAGCAAGGCGCCGTCGCTGTCCAGAATTCCATTCCAGCCTTCGATACTGCGACTCAGGATGCCTTTGAACTTCGGCATGGCTGCTTGAACCTCGTCCAGATCCACCATGCGCTGACGCACAAGCCAGCGGCAGCGGTGATCAAGGGTCACGCCCTTCTGACCGCGCCAGTCCCACCAGATTTCATCAATGGGCACCGACTCGACACGATACGGGTAGGCCAGTGGGTCGCTTGCGCGGCTGACGTGGACCCAACCCAAGCCCTTCTTTACCATCGAACCGTAAGCGTCTGACACGGCCATGTGCGCCATCGTCTCGCGTTCCAGTTCCTTCAATCGATAACTGACCACCTCGGCTACATCGGCGTAGGTTTCGTCGTCGGCCTCGATGCGAATGTCGGTGCGGCTCTTGGCTTCCTGTCCCAGCACCGAGTTGATCACCGGGCGGATCAGGTTGATCGCGCGCTCTTCGAGGTCTTCCTGGCGGATGTGCCACTTCTGCAGCTCGCTCAGTTGCTTGCCATCGTAGTAGGCTGCGGCCATCTTGGCGCGCAGGCGCCATTCTGGTTGCTCAGTGCAGTCGCGGAGCATCCTTTCGAGCGCATAAAGAGAGAACGCACCACCCCCTGCGAAGTCGCGCGACGTGTCGCCGGCCCGGTCATCGTAGGGTTTGAGTGGGTTCATCGTGAGCCTCGTAGACGCCGAAACGCTTCTGCGTCGGACTTCGTTTTGTTCAAGCTGCGCAGGTCGCGGTACGCCTTTGCCACTTCTTCGGTGTCCGATGTGCTTGTGCTTATCGCTGCAACACCTTCGCCACCACCCAACTGGAGGTACTGGCCTGCTTCGCAGCTATGGCTGAAACTGTTCTTTTCCGGGACATCCCGATACCGTTCTTCGCCGCTGATCTGCATGCGGCGGAACTTGTAGGCGCCCTGCATGCCCTTGCGGGTCACTTTGCAGTCGCTGTGAATCAGGAATCCAGGCTCTCCGTCGATCATCCGGCGCAGTGGGTTTGCCACAGCCTCGGTGCGTATCGCAAAGTCGTTCGTGTGCGCTGGCTCGGCCTTGATGCCGTTGGCCTCCAGAAGCTGGAACACCGTTCGCTCCTCGCTGTCGCCGCCTTGTCGTTGGTCTCCAGCCGGGTCGCCTGTGATTCGCCCGATGGTGAAGCCGTCCAGATACTCGCGGATGAAGTCCTTGAGGTTGTTCGCAAAGCGAATCACACCGGTATCAGTCGTCACCAACTCGTAGCGCCATCGCCATTGCCCATTGGGCATGCGTTGGGCGATCACCGCGGCAGGTGTCAGGCCGAAGTCCAGACCGATGTGAATGGGCAGGTTCGGCGTCAACTCGAAGTCTTTGCAATGCACCGAGTCGCGGTAATCCGGGTACACCGGCTTGCCATCGCTCACAAAGCCGTATTCGTTGGCCAGGTTGACCTTGATCCACGCCTCGGTCTTGCCCTGGGCGCCCTTCTCGTAGTAGCCCAGCGGCAGGTTCTTCAGGTTCTCCGCTTCCGGGTTCAGCATCCAAGGCGAATCAG